CAATTCTTAAAGCAGCCGACTTGTTAGAAAAGGGTGACTTTAGTCCAGTCGAGAAACTAATCAAAGATGCAGTACAAATCAGTCTACAAAAAGACATGGGTACTGATTACTTTTATGATCCTAAAACTCGTATCAACAAATACTTTAACGCAGGTGGGCAAGTAAGTACAGGCTGGCCACAGATGGATAAGATTCTCTATGGTGGCATGAGTCGTGGGGAATTGAATATCTTTGCAGGTGGTAGTGGTTCAGGTAAATCATTGGTTATGATGAACTTGGCATTGAACTGGTTGCAACAGGGAATGAGTGGGGTCTATATCACGTTAGAACTTAGTGAGGAACTAACTAGTTTGCGTACAGATGCCATGTTGACTAGCATGGGCACAAAAGATATTCGTAGGGATATTGATACAACTCACTTGAAAGTCAAGGCTGTTAGTAGAAACGCAGGTAAGTATCGTGTCAAAGCATTACCTGCACAAAGTAACGTCAACGATATTAGAGCATATTTGAAAGAAGTACAAATTCAAACAGGTATCAAAATTGACTTTGTAATGGTTGACTATCTTGACTTGGTTATGCCGGTATCAGTTAAAGTCAATCCCAACGATCAGTTTATCAAAGACAAGTATGTTGCAGAAGAATTACGTAACTTAGCAAAAGAAATGGGTGTTTTATTGGTAACTGCAAGTCAGTTGAATCGTAGTGCAGTTGATGAAATTGAGTTTGACCACAGTCACATTGCAGGTGGCATTAGTAAGATTAACACAGCAGATAACGTGTTTGGTATCTTTACAAGTCGTAGTATGCGTGAGCGCGGCAAGTATCAAATGCAATGTATGAAAAGTCGTAGTAGTACAGGGGTTGGTCAAAAGATTGACTTAGACTACAATATCGAGACCATGAGAATTACTGACGAGGATCCTGACGGGTATGCTGAACAACAAGCAAAATACAAACCAAGTCCTAGTCCAAATGATATTATGAATCAATTAAAACCACATGCTACATTAGTCAGTACATCTCCGGTGATTGACAATGACACAGGGGAAATATTAGAACCTATTCAGAAAAAAGTAGTTGCGGATGTACAGGGTTCAAAATTGCAAGCAATGTTGAAACAACTTAAAAAGTGATAAATAATAATAGGAAATCTATTTTTATGCAAAAGAAAACCCGCAGTCTCTTAGAGGAATTAGAGTCAATTGGACAAAACCGTGACACTAAGCACATTATTGAGAGCCGAGCTAATAATATCATTACCAGCGCAATTAATTTGTTAGAAATGATTAATAAGCATTATGACACTGAAAAAGCGGCTATATTGGAGCGTAAATTGTTGAACGCAATTAAAGCCAGGGACACAGTTAGATTTTCAAAAAGTATTAGGAAAAACGATGAAGATCAACGAAGTGATTCTGAATGAGGGTGTATTTGACCCAATAAAGAAGGCAGCACAAAGCCCTACTGCTAAATCTGTGGGTACTGGAATTTCTGCTGCTGCGGATTGGGCCAAATCAAAAGCATATACTCATCTAGGTGGATTAGGTCAATCTCTAGGTTGGCAGGGTTCGGCAGTTCGTCAGCATTATTTAAATAAATTTATAAGTGATTATAATCGTTTCAAGTTGTCTGCTCACCGATCAGGCGTGGGTGACGGGGCAATAGGACCGTATATCAGAAGCTATATTAACAAATACGGCTGGTCTGTACCTGAAGCAGAAATTGAAAAAATTACTACCTCAGTGGGAAATGATCCAACTAAAGCAGCTAATGCAATGTATATGTTAGCAGTTCAACAGAAAGCTAACGGAGATTCCAGTGGTTCCGGTGCAGCGACGGCTACGGCTGATAAAGCACCGACTGCTTCTGACCAACCTAGCCCAGTAGCTACCGGAGTAATTAGCAAAGTTGCAAGAATGACAGATTTAAACGACATTTCCGATGTTGCTAAAGGTGCGATGCAAAGACTTAATAAACTAGACCGCCGAGCATATCAGCAACTTAGAAAAGAAGTTATAACTGGTAAAAAAGCAAAGTAAAACCAAAAAATTTTTAAATAGGCATAAATAAACATAGAGTCTATATGACTCACAAACTTTAAAAGGAAAATATCATGGCAGATCAAACAAAAGTCCACGGTGACTTTAAACCGGTAATGAACTTTGACACAAATTCATACACAACAGGTTCATTGAATGACGTAACAACTGGTGTAACAGTACAACCACAAGGTCCTAAGTTAGACTTCTTCACTATCAATGGTGGCGCTAACTGTAACCTAGCTACAACTTCTAACGTTGCAGCAGCTATCCAAACTATCCAACAATTGGGTACAGTTTACTTGTACAATGTTAACACATCTTCTACAGGTAACATCAGCATTGCTACATACCCAACAGGCGCTTACACAGCAGCAAGTTTGGCATTGGCAATCAACACAGCTATTGCTTCTAACGTTACTAACGGTAACGCAAGTGCATCTACTGGCGCATCATTCTAATCTAAAACTTAGATTAATAAACAGGCCCGAGAATTTCTCGGGCTTTTTTACCTCTATAAATACTGTATGAGTTACAGAATCAGATGTTACACACTCTTTGATATTACAAAAACCGGTGTACTAAACAGAAAAGCACCGTCAACCTACACAACCGAAGAAATTAAAATTTGGGAACAAAAGCGTAACACACAGTTAAACTACGATACGATATTGCAGATTATTTCAATACGTAGTCAACCTGAAAATAACACATCCACTAAAGAAATTTTAGTCAATTTTAAAGAATTTGAAAATTTTGGGTTCTTATTTGATGACGAAGAGGATCAAAAATGCTGGTACTTTGACTTTGATATTGCACAGGCTAAAGTTTTTTATGATGGGATAGACGAATTAGGATCATTGTTTACTGATGCAAACGGTGTCCCCATCATCAAAACCAACACAGCTTGGGATAAACTACCTCAATTTTTAGATACTAGTCCTGAACTAAAAAACATTCATTTTGAGATATTAAGAGATGAGTAAAAAGAAATTTGACATGTTGAAAAACATGTTTGACAACAATGATATACAGTCCTTAATTGAGTCCATCATCTATGATACAAAAGATGGATATCAATTATTTGGCGAGTATCACATCAAAAAAGTAGGTAATAAGTTTATTGTTACTAAGAACAGAACCGACTTAACTGAGATTTTTAGCAATTTAAAAAATGCGATTGTTTGGACTACTATGTACAAACGTGATAAACTTGTGGATGCAAATCGTGTCAAAGACTTAGATATTTTGCTTGAGGGTGCAGTTGTAAGCTATGAGATTCACAAAAAACTAGCTAAAAAAGCAAAAGACTTAGATACAAAAACACTTCACATAGTCAAATTACAAGAAGACCAAATGAAGCAAAAAGCTATTATTGAAGAACTAGACCGTTTTGTAATTAATGCTAAAAACTGGCAATACCGTCAGTTCAAAGAAGCAGCAAAATAAACAAAGATGATAAATACAATATAAGTTACTTCGGGAAAAACTATGAAACTAACAGAATTTAATATGAAACCAACTCAAGCAGCTAAGAAAGCTCTAAAAGAACATTTCAATGCTAACTTAGATGTTGACAGTTTAGGTCTATATGACACTAATCGTATGCTACGTAAAGTCCGTGGTTTTATCGCAGAAATGAAATCTGCTGGTAAAGTTCACCAAGGCCAAAACAACCCAGCATACTTGAAAGCAGTGTTCATGGAACAAGCATTAGCAAGTCACTTTGCTACATTGAAGGCTTTACCTGTATATAATCAACGTATCGTTGTAGAAAACGAAGAAGTTGAAAAATCACAAGTTATTTTAGCAGCACAAGAAATGGTTGACAGCCTACAAAAGATGGTTGAACAAATTTCTGACATGCTAGTTAAAGAACTTCCAGCAGTTGTTGACGGTGTTAACAGTGAAGTTGGTACTACAGAAGGTGATTCTTTCAATCAACAAGCAACTGAAGCATTAAGCTCATTGCAAGGCGCATTGACACAAGCTAAGGCAGGTCTACAAGGTGCATTGGGTGTTATCACCGGTCAAGGTGGTGACATGGATATGGGCATGGATGACGGTATGGGCGCAGAACCTACAATGGGTGATGAAGAACTTGGTGGCGACATGGGTGATGACTCTGAAATGGGTGCAGAACCAGAAATGCCAGAAGAACCAAGCGAATTGCCTGAGCCAAACGTAGGACGTGCAAAGCGTTAATATGAGACTATTTGAGTTCGCTGACGATGATCCACTACGTGTTAAGCTGGCTAGCGTAGCTATTCAGCTTAAGTCCAAAATGGCTGAGACAGACGAACCAATGTCAGTTGATGACTTCTTAAATTTACTAAATGATAACGGAGTAACGATTGGCAAGTCTGACATATATAATTTGATTAAAAAAGAACCATTAGTCAACATCATTACAGCAATTGAAGGTGATAAAGTTATCTTCAAAGGTCAAGGTGGCGATGAAGACTTTGGCGATATGGGTGATGAACAGCCCGGGGA